TATACTCCAGAACTTAATCTTTGAATTAGACCAATATAGCATAGAGAGGTCAGAGGTAGCCGTAGAGTATAGGATAAAAGAAAGTGGAGAACATAAGCAAATCCAGAATGATGACTTTGCCCAAATGTATGAAAGGCTAAAGGTAAAAAGCAAACCACCTAAATGCCAGAAAGAAAAAGATGCTGATGCGATTGCAAGAAATAACGAGAAGATTGAACAGATGAAAAGGGAGGGATTGATATGAAAATACTTAATTTATATGCTTGTTTAGGTGGCAACCGATACAAGTGGAACGAAGTCAAAGATGACATTGAAGTAACGGCAGTTGAATGGGATGAGGAATTGTGTAAGTTATATCAAGAAAGATTCCCAAATGATACAGTTATAGTTGCAGATGCACATCAATACTTATTAGACCACTACGAAGAGTTTGATTTTATTTGGAGTTCTCCTCCTTGCCCAACACATAGCAGGTTTAACTTATCAATGAAAACAGTACAAAAAATGAGATACCCAGATATGAAACTATACCAAGAAATCATATTTTTAGACACTTTTTTTAATGGTAAATATTGTGTAGAAAATGTAATACCATATTATGAACCATTAATATCTGCACACAAAAGAGGTAGACATTTATACTGGACAAACTTTAATTTACCTAATAGCATAAACGAGAGAAAAAATCCACAATTATCAAGAGGGTTGTCTAAAGATATAGTTTCAAGCCTTTCAAAATATCACGAATATGATTTTAGAAAATACAAAGGAAAACAAGATATAAGAAAGGTAGCTCGGAACTTGGTAGACTATGAAGCTGGTAAAACAATATTAGAAACTGCTTTAGGTATTATTAGAAAAGAAAATACTAATCAAATGGAAATGTTTTAAAGAAATTGATATGAAAATAAACAAAAGAAAAAAGAACAGAATGAGAGTATTGGTAGCCTGTGAGGAAAGTCAGACAGTAACAAAAGAATTAAGGAAGTTAGGTCATGAAGCCTTTAGTTGTGATATTTTATCTTGTAGTGGTGGACATCCAGAATGGCATTTTCAAGATGATGTATTCAAGATTATAAATGAGGGATGGGATATGATGATTGCTTTTCCACCTTGCACACATTTAGCGACAAGTGGTGCAAGACATTTTGCTCAAAAAATAGCAGATGGAAGACAGCAACAAGGTATTGATTTTTTTATGGAAATTATTAACGCACCCATACCTAAAATAGCAGTTGAAAATCCAATAGGAATAATGAGTACTAAATTTAGAAAACCAAATCAAATTATACAGCCTTGGCAATTTGGAGATAAGGCACAAAAAAGCACTTGTTTATGGTTGAAGAATTTACCTAATTTAGAGCCCACCAAAATTGTAGAAAAAGGTGAATTTTTTGAATTTACAAGTAAAAAGGGAGTTAAAAAGAAAATGCCAATGTGGTATTATAAAGCTTTACAAGATGCTAAAACTCCAACGGAAAGAAGTACTTTACGGAGTAAAACATTCAAGGGTATTGCAGAAGCAATGGCTAACCAATGGACTGTTGAGTATAATATTGAAAATACTAATCAAATGGAAATGTTTTAAAAGGGTTTGATATGATAAGTGGATTTGATATAGAAACGCAAGAATTAAACGAGTATGAATCACAAGTTTTAATGCCTATTATTATTAAAGGGCTTATAACTAAAGTGGGTAAAGATAAAGCCGTAACAAGTGGTTATATTTGCAGTAAAATAACGGAGGCTGGATTAAAGATAAATCCAGCGAGATTAAGAAAAATTATCCACGAAATAAGAATTACAGGAGCAGTTGCAAATCTTATTGCTACAAACAAAGGATATTATATAAGTAAAGATAAAGAAGAACTTGAAAAATACATAGAAAGTTTGCATCAGCGAGAAAGCAGTATTGCTGCTATTAGGAAAAAATTAATATATCAACTAAATGGAATTTAAATGGGAAATTATGATAGAACTTGAGAATTGCACGATTGATGGCAAAGTTTTAAGTTATGAAATGTCCAGCGACTTTACAAAGTGGTTTTTAGGACATAAATTTAACTTAAACAAAGGGTATCCAAAATATATAATTGTAAATGGTCAAAAAGAAGAGAAAAAGTTTACAAGGGTGGGAATGTCTGGAAATTTTGATTTATACGAGAGTGGAGAATATCAACTAAAAATAAAATATAGAAATTAGTAATATAAAGAATATGAAAATAAAAGAAGAATTTAAAAAGTTAATACCACCATTAACCACCGAAGAATTTAAGCAGTTAGAAGATAATTGTTTAGCAGAAGGAATCAGAGAAAAGATAATTACTTGGAATGGTTTTATTATAGATGGTCATAATAGGTTTGAAATTTCTGAACGATGGAATTTAGACTATCAAACCGAAAGCAAACACTTTGCAAATGAAGAAGCAGTAAAAGAATGGATGATACTAAACCAATTTGGTAGAAGAAATTTAAGTAACTACCAACGAAGCGTTTTGGCTTTGGAACTTGAAGATGTTTTTAAAGCAAAAGCAAAAGAAAATAAAGCTGAAAAAGTTGCACATTTTAGAAATACGGGTGAGGTGTTGCCAACGTTGGCAAAACCTGATTCACGAAAAGAACTTTCTAAAATTGCAGATGTTGGACACGGAACTTTAGATAAGGTTAAAAAAATACAAGCTAAAGCAACAGAAGAAGTAAAAGCAAAACTTTCAACTGGTGAAGTAAGTATTAATGCTGCTTATAAAGAAATTAAGAAAGAGGAAAAGAAAGAAGAAATACGAGAAGAAAGAAGAATATTAGCAGAAGAAGGAAGCAAAAAAGAAATAGAAATAGATTTTAGGCTGGGTGATTTTGAAGAAGTGTTTGCAGATATTGAAGATGGCAGTATAGATTGTATTATAACTGACCCACCATATCCAAAAGAGTTTATTGAATGTTGGAGTAAATTGTCAAGATTTGCAAAAAGAGTATTAAAACCAAATGGATTTTGTATAGCATATAGTGGACAAATGCACTTGCCAGAAGTAATAAAAAGAATGAATGAACATTTAGATTATTATTGGACTTTTGCAGTATATCACGAAGGTCAAACACAGATAGTAAATGGTGTTAATTTGATATGCAGATGGAAACCTGTTTTAATATTTCAAAATGGGAAGAAAAAATTAAATAACACATTCCAAGATTATTTTATTTCAGAACAAAGAGAAAAACAAGGACACGATTGGCAACAAAGCAAGAGTGGAGTAGGTTATTTAATAGAAATGTTTACAAAGCCAAATGATTTAATATTAGAACCTTTTGCTGGTAGTGGTACAACAATAAAAGCAGCGATTGAAAAAGGTAGAAGAATTAAAGCATCAGAAATTGATGTTAATACATATAATATAGCAAAAAGTTTATTATGACAAGGAAAGAAATTACAGGAATTAGAGATTTAACATTTAGTCGGTGGATTAGAAAAAAATTACCAGATTCATCAACAGGATATAGCGTAAGTGATTTAGATTTTGTTTTATGGAATTGGAAAACCAAAAAAGTAATGATGTTAGAAATTAAAACAAGAAGCGATTTACCAAGAAAGGGTCAAAAATATATGTGGAAAAATATTAATAATTGGATGAGAAAAGGTGTTGATGATGGATGGAAATATTTAGGGTTTAATTTAATAGTGTTTGAAAAAACAGATTTTTTAGATGGCAAGTGCTATTTGAATAATGAAGAAATAACTGAAAAAGAATTAATTAATTTTTTAAGTTTAGAAGATTAACTAAAAATAAAATATAGAAATGGAAAAAATAAGTAATTACAAATACAGAAAAGCGTTAGAGATTGTCAAAGAATATGTCAATCAATTAAACACAGATAATAGTGCAGTATTATATGATTTAAGGCAAACAAGTTTAAAGTTAGGTCTAACCTTTGAAGAAATAAATAACAGCAGTAGGCAGAGAGTAAATGTCTATAAGAGGGTAATTATGGCTAATTACATAAGTGGTGCTTATCCTAACTTGACTTTGCAAGAGATAGGTAATTTAATGAATAAGAATCACGCAACTATTATTCACTACTTGCGTATATACGATAACTTGTGTTTGTACAAAGATTTTAGACAGATGGATGAGTTGGTAAATGCAGCAGAATAAACAAAGTGGTAATAAATTCGTTATATGAATATGGAAAGTTATAGTTATTTCAATGATTATTTTGATTTGTCAGAATTTGATAGCCCAGATGAAGTAGGTAGTGGGGTAAATATGGATACGCAATTCTTGGACATGATAAACGATGCGAGGCAATATGCTAATGTGCCGTTTGTCATCACAAGTGGTTACAGGACAAAAGATCATAACAAGAAAGTAGGAGGCTCAAGTACCTCATCACACCTAAAAGGATTAGCAGCAGACATCAGTTGTGTGAATAGTGTTGATAGATTGTTAATAATTGCTGGGCTATTGGATGCTGGATTTAGTAGAATAGGAGTTGCAAAAGATTTTATTCATGTAGATTGTGATTTAAGTAAGCCATCTTGCCTGTGGTTGTATGAATTATAAGCAGAAATTTTTAAAGCATTATGGCTATGCTGATGGCGAATATATACCTTGCGTATGTGGTAAAAATGCAACAGATATACACCATATTGTGTTCAAGTCGCAAGGTGGTTCGGATAATATTGATAACTTAGTCGCATTATGCAGAGAATGTCATATAAAAGTACATAATGATAAGAATAGAGAATTTACCAAAGATTTCTTTAAATAAATGGTATGCTGGAACACATTGGACTGCACGAAAAAAGATTAAAGATGCGTATAAAAAACTGATAAAAGACAAGGTAGAGGATGGCGAGTACGATGTGGAGTACACATTTTATTTTAAAAGCAGACCATTGGATGCTACCAACACTATTGCTATGGCTAAAATGATTGAGGATATCATATTTGAAAACGATTCTTATAAGAAAATAAAAAGCGTAACCTTAAAATCAAGAAAAAGCAAAAACGATTATGTTGAAATAGTATGGAAATAGCAAGGTATCACAAAGAGTGGATAGTGTTAGCGACAAAGTTAGGTGGTGGAATGTGGGCAGAAGATTTTGTACAGGATGCTTATATTAAATTATTAGACTATGAGAAGCCTACAAAGGCATTAATGTTCTATACTTTAAGATCAATAATTGTAGATTATCACAGGGTAAATAAATATGTAGATAGTTATGAATGCTTAGACCATTTTCCAGAAGAAATTGAAAAGACATTAGATGATTTATGCCAACAGATAGATGCAGAGTTACAGGAATGGCATTGGTTTGATAGGAAGTTATTTGAGTTGTACCGAGATAGTGGAATGACTTACCGAGATATAGCGAAAGAAACAACCATTAGTTTAACAAGCATTTGGAAAACATTAAAAGTAGGTAAAAATATAATAAAAGATAAATTTAAAAATGACTATTATGGATGAGTTTAAAGGAGATAAGCGTACTAAAGAATATCATGAATGGAAAGCATCTCAAGGGCTTGGGGATACTATTGAAAAAATAACCGAAGCCACAGGTATAAAGAAAGCAGTTAAGTGGG